ATTTAAAATATACCTATTTAAAATATGTATATTTATTACGAAAGGATGGTATTGTATGGGAACTGTTATCGGAATCGCAAATCAAAAGGGAGGAGTAGGGAAAACAACCTCAGTAATCGAGATTGCCAATAATCTTGCAGTCTTTGAGAAGAAAGTGTTAGTTATTGACCTGGATCCACAGGCAAATCTTTCAAAGTATGTTAATGCAGACTTATCAAAATCAACAATCTATGAAGTGCTGCACGCAGATGTTCATGTTAATGACGCTATACAGCATATAGGACGTATTGATGTTATACCGGCGTCAGAGAATCTATCTAAAGCTGATAGAGAGTTTATAGATGTAGATGATGTTTACTTGTTATGTGATCTTATAGAGGTTATTCCAGATATCTATGAGTATATTCTGGTTGACACAGGCCCAGCAAGAAACATTCTTTTGACAATGACATATCTTGCCAGCGACTATATTATCATTCCAAGCATCCCGGATGATGGCGCACTTTATGGAATAGATAAAGTTTACAGAGACATTAAGCAGCTCAGAGATGGTAAAAGGCAGATATCACATGCTAAAGTATTAAGCCTTATTCTGAATGATTATCATGCAAACTGGAATAATGATATGCAGAAATTGGACAATATCAATTACTTGAAATCCCAGATGGATGAGGATCCTGAAGTATTTACAGTTAGGACCTTCACAGGAACAAAAGAATGTAAAACATTAAAAATGGCGATCATGGACTATGATAAAAATTCTAATGCAGCTATCGACTTTAGGAATTTAACTTATGAACTGATTGAAAAATTGGAGGCCGATGCATGAGAAGCAGCAAATTTAAGGATTTATATGCAGATAATTTTGTCAAGCTAGGCAGCGAAGCGAATAAGGAAACATTTGTTGAAGAAGTCATTAAGGATATTGATAAGCACGAAGAGAATAGTAGTCAATCAACAGAACCAATTCCAGAACCAACTACAACGCTAATAGATGTTACCGATAAATCAAAAGTTGGTAGACCTAAAGTTTACCAGGAGGAATCCAAGGTGATATCTGTTAGATTAAAGATGAGCAATTATGAGCAGGCAAGAACTATCGGAGGCCTATACGGAGGCTATACCGGCTATATCAATTACTTGATTGAGCAGGATATCAAACAACGGAAGGTTAATAAATAGGCATATTTAAAATATGTATATTTATAATTCGGAAATTATATGAACTAACATATAGGTGTGAAATAACTATTTGTAAAATTATTCCAGCATTAAAATACTAGATAGGAAAATTGTTTCGCAAAAATCATTTAAAACGGCCTATTTGTGCAGCTTTAAGGCTATATTGTTAAAGATTAGATATAGTCGTGGGGCGACCATGTTATAGTCGTGGGGCAACCATGAAATAGTCGTCAGGCGCCTATATAATGGTTATGAAAATGACTATATTATAGTTGACAAAACGACCTTAAAAAAGTACTCTGTTTTATATCATAATAGTCATTTTTTTGACCATAAAGGAGGGTAGTAGATGGGACAAACGTCAATTATTGAGACAATAACGGAAGATGTATTCAATTCCGAAGATGGAGTTGTAACATCAAGTACTAAAAGAGCTGTCAAGAAAAGCAAAATTGAACCTACAGACGAATTTATTAAAGTATCAAAATATTTAAACACTATTTTTGCTTACAATAATATTCCTTTAAAATTAGTTCCAATAAGCTTATTGATAGCGCAGGAAATGGAGTTTAAAACAAATAGGATATATTTGATAAAGGCTACCAAAGAAGAGTTTGCAAAAATGCTTGATCTATCACTAGAAAGAATAAATAAACTGTTGCAAGAATGTACTAAATACAATATTATTCGTCCAATTGCCAGGAGTCTTTACGAAGTTAATAGTTTTCTATTTTCGACTGGATCTATTATCGAAACAAGAGAACTCCAAGCACATTTTGATTTTCAGAAAGATACATTTATAGCTAATGGAATACAAACTAATACAATCAATGGAGTAACAGTTAGAAAAGCTGTTGCAAATAAAAAGGACAAACAAATACCAGGGCAAATGTCATTAGATTTTGATAAAGAGAAGCCTAAGCAGAAAAAATTAAATACTTTTAATAACTTCGAGCAGCATGACTATGATTATAACGAACTTGAAGAGCTATTAAGAGACAATTAAAAAAGAGGGACTAGCCTATTAAGACTAGTCCCTTTTTCTTTACTTAGGAAGTACCCAAGTACCATTTACATATCTTGGCTGTTTCTTCCAGGTTGAAGCGCCATAAGCGGACCAATAATTTAATCCATCAGCTTCAGATATGCCGTAAGCATTCATATAATCCACAAGCTCTTGTTGCTTGATACTGTTATTATTATCGGCATCTATTGTATCTTTAGCCTTATAATAATCCACAGGCTTAAGAGTAGGGAGAGAAGCTTTAGCCTTTTGATAAGACTTATCATTATCAGGATTATAGGATGCACCAGCAACATAGCCATAAGGATTAGCGCCAGGATTAGAGCTTGGCTCCAGATATGAGTAATACTTTGCCTTCTCAGATGTAGGAAGATTAGATTTATCTAATACGGCCTTTACATCTTCAGCACTGGTGGATCCATCTAAGGCTTCCTTAAATTGCGCATACTGTTCAATCCCTTTTTCGCCTAAGTTATCATATACAGCTTGCGCGCCTTTAGAATTGCTTACATCATATTTTCCGTAAACATATTTCTGCTGCATATAATCAATAGCAGCATCAATACCTTTATCGCCGCCGCCAGCTTCCAAGTAAGCACTAGCAATCTTATCATCTGTATCAATACCGGTTGCATTAAGCTTTGCTACAGCCTTCATTGCGCTGTAGGCCTTACCAAGATAATCAACTTTATCCTGATCCGGCATTGATTTATAAAATTCGGAGTCAATAAAAGCATGACCCATAGCAGAATTAAGTTGTCCAAGATCCTTCTTGTAATCTCTGAACTGTTCCTCAGAATATTCCTTATCAGCTTTCTCATCCCATTTTCTCAAATCACTACGCTTAGATTTAGGAGTAAATCCTGCGGCATTATCAGTAGCATCAAGCAATCTGGAAGCTTCCTGATTGAGTGGAGAAGGGTTGTATTCGCTAACAGTCATAGGAAGTACATAGTTTTCAAGGATCTTTGCTGGAAGACTTCTTCCCTGATTCTGAAGTATTGGCTGGCCTTCAACACTTGTCTTAATAGGCATTGTTTGTCTTAAGCCGGGAATACTATTCTTTATAAGATTTCCATAGTATTCATTAGTACCATACTCGCCAAGATCGCGCTTATACTCATCTGTTGTCTGTGCTGTTTGTCTTACAAGAGAAGGTACTAACTGACTACCAGATGATTTAACTGTGTTAGCAAGATTTTCAACAATACCATCCTGACTACTATATGATGCAGAATCAGCACCAAATGCACGCCTAATTCCTTGCATTGCGGAACCACCGGCAACAGCTTCCGCAGCTTGCATATAAGCTTCTGGAGACAAGCCATTTTCTGCCAGGACTGAACCAGCTTGCATAAAAGGACCATAAACAGGAAGATCACTAGTATCAAGCGTTTTTCCTCCGTAATATGGAATTCTTTCAGGAACATTTAAGCCATACTCAATAAATCCATCATCATACTGTGCGGCTTTTTCATCAGCATCAGTAGAGTAGCCACCATTGATACGTCCATTTTGAGCGCCCTTATAAGCTCCATAAAGTACTGGAAGTCCAAGTGTAGATCTTCCTAACTCATCAACAAATCTACGCTGATTAAATGAACCTTTATTAAGTTCCGCAGCAGTCTCTACAGCATTCTTTACAAATCCTAGTGGAGTATATTCAATAGCTCTTTCAAGCATATTGCCAGGTGTAAGAGTGAATGGAGCAGAAGCAGTACTAAGAAGATCCACACCAAATGCGCCTCTTGATATATCCCCAAGACCATCACGAAGCTTTGTAAGGCCTTCAGACATTTTTCCTTGTTTCTGGAATACTGCATCAGCAGCTCTAACTGCAGCAAGCTTGTCTATTACCTCCGGGAGATCTGCGTCTTTTACATTCTCTAATCCAGCAACACCATTCTTACCATAGCGATCTAACATTTGCTCTAATTCTGTCTTATATTCAGCATAATTAGCTTCAAATATAGGACGATCACCGAACTTCATAGCCTGTTCAACGTATCTGTCTACTTCGTTAGCAAAATGACCTACTGGAGTATTGTCGTTGTGGACTGTCCTGTTATTCTTAAGAGCATCACCAAAAGTATTTTCACCGCTTCTAGCAGTATTTACATGATACTTAAATGTATCTCCGGCCTCCTCCTGAAATCCCTTTTTAAATCCCTGTCCGTAAGCCGCAGCCTTACCACCATTCCAACCTAATGCAGAATGCTTTCCGGTCTTAAGCGATACAAGCTTATCAATGCCAGCGCTAACCGGTTCCCTGAGCTTCTCTAAGGACTGATAAGCCACGTTACCTAAGAAGTTACGTGAGAATGCAGTCTTAAAGTTGCCAAGCATATTGTCATACAAAAAAGTACGAATATAATCACCAAGCCCAGCAGGAACCTCAGCCATAACTTTTCTAGCGGCCTTTGCTTCAATCACTCTACGCTGATAGGACTTAGGCTCATATTGTGAAGCTTCCTTAAGCAGATTATAAATTTCATACTGGGATTTAGCAGAAAATGGAACACCGCCATTAGCTTTATACATTGCATCAATAATCTCGTCAAAAGGTACATTCTCCAGACTATCGGCCCTGTTAATCATATCCATGATCTTGTCGGCGCCTTTTATCCGCTTTGAATCCATTTTCTTAGCAACATCTGAAGGAACATACTCTTTAAGATCACCGGTAAGAAGATCCTGGATATTCTTCAAAAATTCGTCCTTATTTGTTGCGTTTTCGTAAGCGTCGGATATTTCTCCAAAAAGATTATCTAAAGCCTCAGAAGTGCCCTTTCCTTGCTTTTTATCAACCGCTTTATTAAGTGTCTGCTGTGCTTCTCGCAACATTCCTTCAGGAGTATTACGATTGTATTCCGCAAGGGCCTGTGGAAGTCTGCCACCTTCTCTTGTCTCAAAAGCAATCTTTTTACCAAGCCTATTAGCTTTTCTGATCGAGTCGATATCGCCAGCATCTAACAAGTCCATAAAATGTTTCATGGCCTGTTTTACGTCGGAAGCCTCAAACTCATCCTTGTAGATAAGATCATCAGCGCTAAGGTTGTTTGCTTCCGCTGTGGCGTGCTGTTCTGCCTGCGAATAAACCCTGTAACCATAATCCTTGTATGGTACATCATCAGCATTTTTAATCTTGCCAATATTTTCAGCAGTATTCGTTCTAAACTGTGATGTTTTCCATTGTTCTTTAGGTGTAGGAGTACCATCACCGGCAAAAAACTGCAAACGATAGCCGCCATTATTAGCATTATTTCTCTGACTATTTACATAGTTTTGAAGTTGCCTAGCGTCTATCTCTTCTCTTAATTCCGGAGATACTAAATCATTGAGCTGTCTTTCATAATAATCTCTTTCCCTGACAAGTTTTCCTAGTTCTTTATCCGGATCAGCAACCTTTGTTTTGCCAGCCTTTAAATTTGCAATACGCTGTTCAACATCTGTTATTTTATCTTGAATAGGTGCAGACTTAAGAAGATATTCTCTCTCTGCTTCAGACATTGTAAATTCTTGTGCAGGACTTTCTTCAGGGCCCCTAAATGGCATCTGTGTTTCAGGCTCTGCATCCTGGACATATCTACTCTTACCAAGCGAATCCTCAGACTCGATAAAGCTATTAGCAAGCTCGTTAGCCTCTTCCTGCTTCAGATTTCCTTCAGTACGTCTATACTCAGCATTACCGACTTTTGTACCAGTCAATTCACCCTTGTAGTTAGGATCAATTTTTTTCATTTCTCTGATAAAAGACTGTCTTGCTGCATCAACGGCCTTTTTAGCCTTGTTAACTTCCGCAAGGTCCTCAGAATAATACAAAGCCTTCTCGTAATCATCCATAGCGTTTAAGAGCTTATTCATCTTGCTAACGGCGGCTTCGCTATTGCTTGCCTCCGCTGCTATTCTCATAGGCTCTATAGCGTCTCTCATTTCCATGAGATCAGAAGCAATCTTATCAGACATTTCCTCCGACATTATAACCTTGTTTTTCTTAGGTTTAATTTCAGTTTTGGGAACATTTTGTTCCATTTCTGGAATTATATTTTTATTTTCCGGGAGTTTATTGTTCCCCCACATATCAGACATTTCTTTATTGAGATCAGCAACCTCATCAAATAAAATCTGATCATCTGAAATCGGAAGTCTGGGTTCCTTGACTTCTGGCAAAACGGGGTTATTCTGTATAGCCTCTGCAAGCTGCCTGTTAAGTGCCGCGTTAAGGTCCTCAGGATTATAGATATTTCTCATTGCAGAATCATCTTTGAATGTATTATTAAACTGCGACATTAAATCTGAGAACTGTTTGTTAGTAGCTTCAGTTACATCATCAGCATTCCTAAGCAAGGCCTCCGGATTAGTATTGTGATATCCAAATACAGAACCATTATTTACCTGCTGGAGCCTGTCTAATCCTTCCAGTGCATTTGCTCTAAATGCCTGGTTAGCAGCTCTTTTAGCCTGTGTATTTGCAATCAAATCACCAACGCCCTGTGCAGCAGCTCCACCAAGACCAATAACACTATTAAAGCCAGCATTTAAGGCAATATTATTCTTGATAGCCTGGGCCTCTTCCGGAGTGATACGACCATCAGCAAGAGCCTTGTCTACTTCCTGTGACGTATCAAGTACAAGATCCTGCGCCAACTGTCCTGCCTGATTAAGCACAAACTTACCTACCTTGCCAACATTTGCGGCCTCTCCAAGCGCATCAAACGCTGGGTTAGTAGCCATGTAAGCCCCCAGCATTGTAGCTGTACGGCCTACATCATAAGGATTAATATCAACCTTCTTATTCAGGATCGGTATAGTAGGACTAGCAATAGGAGCCGCATTTTTCGCAAGCTGCCTTGTGCCTTCAGTCATTTTATCGAACTGATTTATGTTACTTCTTGTCTCTTGTCCGATTCCCTGAAGCTCACTTGTGTTAAGGCCAGTGTTAAGCCCTAATGCCTGTTTAGCTTCATTTTCTGCAGCAAGCTTCCTGGACTGAGTATCAGCAACACCTTTAAGAATTGTCTTCCCATAATCCAATGCTTTATCAACAGCGCCGATAGCTGTAGCCCTTAAAGTACTGGACTTTGTTTTCAGATCATTGAAGACATTGTATGCGTCTTTTTCATACTCTGTCATTTTAGAAAGCTTCTTGCCTCTAAGCGTCTTAAGGCCTTCAGTTGCAAGCTTACTAGCTTCCTTCTGCTCTTCCTTTGTCAGCTTCTTGTTAGGATCGAGATAAGTCTGTGCCTGAGCAACAATATTCTCTCTCTTCTCCTGGTCCTTAAGTGACTGCTTAAGATCCTCATTGCTATTATTCTTAACTTTTTCCTTGTAATCTTTTAACGTAGGAAGCTGATTGATTGTCTCATTAACACCGGTACGATTAGTAATAGATTTATTAGCGCCGTAAGTATTTGCGTATGATTTCGACTTGTCGTAATTACCGGGCTTCTTGACCGTAGTATTCTCTTTGTAGGCCTTACGCTCGGCGGCAGTCATAAACTTAGCTGGTTCTGTCTTAGTCTCTGTCTTAGCCTTTGATGTAGTCTTTTTACTCTTCCAGGAATCATATTCAGACTGAAGCGATTGCATATTTTTGTATTCATTAAATTCCTGTTGAAGCTGTGCTAAATTTTCCTCATCAGATTTTCCACTTCTCATTGCGGCCTTAACCTGGCCCTGAACAAGTGGCATATACTTCTGTACGCTTGCTGGAATAGTTTCTTTTTTCTCAGTCTTAGTCTTGGATTTTGCCATCTTAAGCCTCCAAAAAAATAAGGGACAGCTTTTAAAACTGCCCCTTTAATACGATCAATAAACACCTAATGCCTTCAGAACTTTGTAAAGCGTATTGATATCAAGATTGCCATTGCTTACTTCGCTAAACAGATTGTTCTTGATAGTATTAGTATTTGCACCATTTGAGCTATCAAGCCTTGCTTGTGCCAAATATTTAGCATAGTTAGCATCATTAGCAGCACTAGCGGCCTGTTGTACGCTTGCCGGTGTGTAGCTGTTAGTTGCCAGTGTTGGAGAATATGAAACGGATCCCATATTAGAAAGCGCTGACTGAAGTGCTGTCAAATAGGACGGATCAACTGCAAGATTACCAACCTGGCTATAGAAGCCTTCCATTGCGTTCTGTCTCTGGTTTTCTGCTTCCATTTCAAGCTGCATCTTCTGCATATCAAGATCAGATACCGCAGAATTATACTGCTGCAAAGCATTTGCCAGGTTGTCTCCATAGCTCTGATTTAGCTTTGAAATATTATCATTAAGAGTCTCATTTATTCCTGTTCTACTGTTGCCATAGTTATTTTCAAGCTGTGCCATTGTTGACTCTGTAGCGCCGCCATTATATCCCATAGCACTAAGCCTCTGGCCTAGATTCTTTTTAGTAAGCAAATTGTTGATATATGCCTGTCTTAAAGAAGCCTCTGCATCCTTATTTACATCAGACAATGAGCTGTCTCTTGAAGCTCCAAGCCTTTCAGCGGTTGAATCATAATTGCTCTTAAGACTATTACTAGCACTGTTATAAGCATTAGCGATCCTCTGCATATTGCGCTCATATGCCTCATCAGCTCTACGCTGGCGTTCTGCTGCAAGCTCCTGAAAATAAGCATACCAATCAAAACCGCCACCTGAAGAATCGCCTCCATCACTATAAACTTCCTGCTGCACCGGCGCTGAAGCAACTGTAGGTGTAGTATTAACAACCGGCGTCGATGTTCTTGCCGGAGTTGTGTTTGCTTTCTGAGAATTTACATTTTTATAACCCTGATTAACATAATGACTACTAGGATCCTGAACAAGTGTGGTCTTACCACCAGCATTTGTCCTTTTTACAATAGGATCAGTGTCTTTTGCACCATACGCATATAACATCTTTTATCCTCCTTTTATGCAAATGTTAAAGACGATACTGTTATACTAATTTCACGACGCTGAGCATTGTTTCCAGAAGCACCAAAAGAAGCTTGGACTGTTATGGTAGATGCACTAGAAACGTCTACTACTAAGTCGGAAGACGCGCTTACCCAGCTTCCGGAATCAAGTTTGTAATTAATTGTTCCTGAATCGTATGTATTACTATGCGATTCCGTGATCGTTCCAAATGTCACGCTGCTAAAATCACTAACATCAAAAGTAATATCTCCAGAAGCAGCAGAGAATTCAGCTTCATAAGAAGGATTGTCAACAACAGTAATTAAGTTATTAAACTGCAATGGTCCCACAGTAAACCCACCCTTAAAAGGGATGAATGTATCAGCACCTCGTGATGAGCTTGTATTTATTCCATATCTCCCATCATGGTAGTCCATGTATATCTGACGATCATTTGCAGTCAATTCACTCTTAAGCTCTCTGTACTGATTACCGGTTGTAGTAGAAAGTAAATTGATTGAAGCATTGAGATCAGAAACATTAGAATCAACTTTTCCATCCAGTGTTGAAACATCACTATTTAAACCACTGATATCATCAGCAAGCTCCGAATAGCTATCATACAAGGCTTTCTGTGAGGCGCCTATTCCCTGGCTTGCTTCTCCGACAAGCGCGTTATAAGAATCCGACAACTTTGTATGTCCGAATACGCTTGATGTTCCCAAGCCATAAGTAGATCCATTGATTGCATGATTTGTTGGAGCCTTGCTATTAACTTTTGTATTAACCTCAACAAGCGCAGCCTGAACTTTAGTAGCAGATATGTCGGTGCCTGAGTTTGAAAAATTAACCATAGATGCACTGTAATCACCATCTTGAGGCATTACATATCCATGACGATTATTAAAGGTCTGTACGCCTCCACCAGCCGCATCACTGGCTCTTTCAGCCCAATATTTTGAATTATTAACATCTTCATTAACTCTGGTATTTGTTCCACCAACAGCCCATGATCTTGACAATGTAGCCGCAGAATCAACAGCCGAAGCACTGCTCTGAGCAGCTGCAGCACTTTGTGAAGCACTTAAAGCAGAAGTAGCCGCAGCAGAAGCATCCCTGTGAGAATCCGAAGCATAACCAGCCGCAGCAGTCGCAGAATTAGCAGCTTGTCCGGCAATTTCTATAGCCCTGTTTATTGATAATTCAACCTCATCAGATGTCCTAACTGCCGCAGCCGCAGAATCAGCAGCCTCAGATGCAGAAGTAGCCGCTTGAAGTGCATACCCTCTGGCCGTAGTGTTTGCACTAGAATTATAGTTATCAACTGTGATTTTCTTTGTTGACTCCCCATCATCAACAGCTAAATATGTACTCCCGGTCACACTTGTGGCAGTGTCAAGTTCTGATATTTTAACTTTATCAGGCATTTTTTGACCTCCTTTTATGCAATATAAAAGGACCATACATTTAAGTACGGCCCTTTAAGTAACCTTATTTGAATTGTTCCTGCTTCGCTTTTATCTTAGCAGCCCACTTGATTTGACGATCATGCACATAATCATATAGGACTTGCATTGCCTCCGGGACCTCTGTAGTCCTTTTTAGTTCATTGATGATTCGAACTACATTATCATGAAGCATTGTCACATGTTCCATTTCAGCCAATGACAACCTATAGTAAGTATCTGCAAGTTGGGGGTATTCGTCTGAAACCTTGTAAGCACACTTGATATATTTTTCAGCGTCTTCCAATTCAGCATCAATCTTTTGCGAAATACTCTTTATAATCTGCATACAACCACCTCATTAAGCGGTTGCTGCTGGAGCATTTGCTACCCACTTACCCATCTGACTTAACAAGTACTGGCTCTGTGCAGAGTTAACCGCAACATTATTAGCATTGTTAAGCTGATTTGTAAGATCCGCAATCTGATTGTCCTTGATAAGAGTCTTGATTGAGCAGCAACAGTTCTCCATCTGATAGCCAAGCTGATCGAGCTTTGAACCAAGTACGTTAGTCTGGTTCATGATCTGCTGTCCTACCTGGTTAAAGCCCTGAATAGCATTGATGAGATTTGTGTTATTCTGATTCATAAGAGTCATTGTCTGACCTTCAATCAGTCTAGCAGTCTCATGATTGTTATTCGCTGAGCTTAAAAGTACATTCTGAAGCCCTGTCTGAGTGCTCTGATTTGCAATGGCTGTGTTTACATCTGTCACAGTCGCTACATTAGGTGGCATTACTGGTCCGCGTCCACCAAAGCCGCCGATACCACCACCAAACAGGATGGCGATTATAAGAAAAGCACCAAGCCAATCAGAACCAAAAAATGATCCGCCTTCTGACATTTTTTTTCCTCCTTCTTAGAATATTTATAATCTTGCAAGAATTATCACTTAGAAATGAACTGGCCTATTCTGTCCATTATTGAAGCTTTAGCCGCTGATATATCCTGTCCCTTATCTGAGTAAAGTTTTTCAGCAGCCTTGTTAGGATCTGACAAGTCCAATCCCTGAAGCTCCGGAGTAGTTTTAGCAAGATTCTGAAGGAATGATTGAGGCGATTCACCTCTTAACATGGCTCCTACAGCTTGCATCATGATATTACTCTGCGGATTCTGATTTCCGCTTTGTAGCATTTGAAGTATTGGATTTTGCATTGATCGTCTCCTCTAACCTGGTTATTCTTTCTTCCAGGTCCTTGTAATGATCTACCGGCTTTTCTTCTTCATGTACCTTGATATCATAAGGAACTATGCTTTTATATCCGGCACCATCAGTCTTAATCAGCCACACAATAGGCGCTGTATTGTCCAATAACAACACACTGGATTCCGGCGCCAACTGATATGCTTCCGCTCCGGCTTTTCCTGTTACTTCCACAACCTTTGTTTGCTGTGGGACCTGTTGAAATGACTGTTGGAGTAATAGTTGAGATAACTGATTATTGTTTTGATATGGGAACATTGTTCGCCTCCTACATATCAATTATCTCAATAGCCAATACTTCAAAAAATGATGCAAAAGTGCTATTTATATGCAATTTTAGTTATTAACTTTTGTTCGGCCTTGTAGACTATTGTTTTAACGTGTCTGACTGATAAATTAAACTCCTCAGCCAGCGGCTCATAACATATACCATCCAATAATCTACGCTTTAATATCTGCCTGTCTCTTTCATTGAATATCCACTCGTCTATAAGCGCAGTTAGTTCAGATCGAGATAAATCAATGTTATGTTTCATAATTCCTCGCTAAAAAGCGACTCATCAAATATGATGAGCCGCCTTGAATTACTTTTTCTTATGTACTTTAGCTTTAATAGTGGTCTTATATGTTCCAGATCCACCTAAATTTGTTTTAGCAATAGTATTAATGTTACTGCCTTTATGAACCTTTGTTTTGATTGTCTGGTGTGCTTTCGCCATAATAGAGATCTCCATTACCGACACCACCAAGATTTACATCACCACCGCTATCTGTTGTACCATCCTGAGTAATAACAACTTTATCAAACTGACTCTCATAGATCAGCCAGCCGACATTAGTTATCAGCAATAGGACCAATAGTGCAACGATTATAGAGAACAGTCTTTTAACCTGCCTCTCCATTATGGCGACTAATAAATCATTTGTGGCTTCGTTGCTTACACGTTCTTCCATACACTACCTCGCTTTCGTAGTTCGCTATATTATGGCAAGCCAACACACTAGCGATTGTATGCTTTTGGGTGCGCTACCCTAGACTTGCCAAGCAACATTATAACATTATCCTTTTAGTGCTTCCAGCGTCTTACTGTCTGCAATTCCTGTTTGTGGTAAGTTATGGTCCAACTGAAACAAGATAACCGCTAATTTCGTTTTAGGTCCATATATACCATCCACAGCAAGATTAGCTGAAAAACGATTTAAAGCCCATTGTAGCCACTTAACAGACTCGCCCCTATTACCTTGTCTCAAAACATTTATGTTGAGCTTATAGGGGTTTCTGACAACGCCTGAGATAAGGTCCACAATACCATCATAATCCACATCAAGGTCCACATTACCATTGATGCCGGGAACCTTACCTTTAGACGAATATTGCCATGCTACTGCCATTGTAATAGGCGGCTTTAATGAGCTATGTTCGTTGTAATAGCCATAATCATATTTGGGATATCTGGCAATCCAAAAATCAAAGGACTGCTTCAGATCGTCGTGAATAAGTCGTATATACCAATCACGATTACAATAGATTCCGACAAAATATCCGGCTTTCATGAAAATATCAGCGTACTTATAAGCAAGGCTCCTAATGTAGGCCTTACCCATAACATCTACTGTCTTATCTTCAAGATCAAGCCAAATACCATATTCCAGCTTACGGCCTTTAAGATGCTTCAATAAGGACTGTGCATCACCTTCAGGGTCCGCCATTGACGCCCTGGCAATATAAATATATACACCTCTGGCAATATCAACCTTACCGGACTCCGCATAATTGTACTCAAAAGTTTCATCAATCCTATGCGACTGAGCCTCATACTGGCACTTCATAACCGCAAATTTTATTCCGGAAGCTGCAACCTTATTCCAATCAATCTTACCCTGATAATGGCTTACATCCATTCCTTGTAATTCCATAAATTAGTCCTCTACTTCAGGAAGGCCAGCAACGGAAGTTAATACTGACAGCAAAGCCGCAAGTAATGAAGCTGATAAAACAATTCTCCAATCTACACTTTCGATAACTGCGGTAGTACCGATAGTAGCGATCATAGTCTGAGCAAATGTTTTGATAGCTCTGATTGACGCCGCCTTGATCCATGAAACAGTGTTGTTTTTAATCTGACCCATAATTGCCTCCTAATTTAGTTACTAAATGCTTTTGTAGTGTCCCTTTTGCTTTATTCAGATCATCGGTATATTCATACCCGGTGTGCTGACAAAACGCTATTTCAAAGTCAATAAATGCAAGCATTGAAGTAATGAATACTTCATTAGTATCTTTTTGCTGCCGGTGCTTTTCATGACTGCTATCTAATGACTTCTGTATATCTTTTAGGACCAGCTCAATTACATCAATTCTTTTTTCCAGGCTCTTAAGCTGTTCTTCCAATGTTGTATGGGGCCTTGTTAGAAACGTTTTAAGCGCCCATAACATAATACATAAATTGCCTATAGCCAAAAATGTCTGTAAATATGGCAAAATAGCTGTCATGTTTTTCCTCCAACAAAAAGGAGCTACTACCGGTCAGTAGTAACTCCTAGATCAACGAGCGTCTTCGCTCTGGAAGACCTAATTCTACGTTACGAAAATGCTCCTTTAAGTTACGGAATTACTCTGTTGTTGTCGAATCTGCAAATCGCTGTTCCTCAGTTTCTGGCTCTGGATGTGTAATAAACTCCTTGTAGCCCTCAACACAATCGAGGTTTTCGTCTACGATTTTAACCTCTGCTGTAAGTACATCGGGTGCGTTCCAAAGTGTCTGGCACAGACCATGGAACTGAGTTTTAGCTGAGGTTAAGTCTGTGATGCCCTCTGCGTGTACAAAATAGTTTCCATTGATTACTTTGATAATAGCGTATTTCATTTTTTTAACCCTCCTTAATAATATTACTTGTCACTATGTTAATTGCCTAACTATTGAATTTATGTAGCTGCTGTACCCTCATACTTATACCATGATTGCCATGTACCACCATAATTTGTACGCATATAGAAATAACTATTGCTTTCGTTAACATAAAGTATCTGTAAATACCTATTGCTAGTTATCTGTTTGACTTCAAGATAAAAACTCTTTTCGGTTACTGGGGAATTTGAAAACGTGTAAAGTATTTGGTCGTTATAATAATTACCTTCTGACACGATATTGTTGAGGTCTGTATTATTGACTAATGCTTTTCTTTTAACCAAAGAATCCAACTCGATTAAATCCCCACCTACAGTTACCGTTTCATAATTTGTCCCACTCGTAAAAGTTGCCCCATTTGCAATATCTTCTTTTGCTCTAACCAAAACCCCATTCAAATAAGAGTATGTTCCCCTTGCAATAGTAGCCCCTGTGTTGTTTGTAGTTCCTGTGATACTAATTGATGCAAGGTCGGACTTATTGGCTTTAGCATCTGTCAACTCCTTATTAGTCATAGCATAAGGAAGATATGTTGAGTCAGTGTCAGTGGCAAGACGTATCATGGGATTAACAGTGAGTCCACCCGAAGGAAAAGCATAATTTCCTGCCACTCTGATATACGCACTACTTAATGTGGTAGAGCTAGGTATCATAATGCCATCACCTGTCTCTAATAATGCACCACCATTCAAAGCAATTGATACACTACTAACACCACCACCTACCGGCGCGCCACTTATTATTAAATCTTTATGCAAATCAATAATAGGCAATTGAAACGGAACAGCTGACGCTGAATTATTCGTGCCTGATATTGAAATGCCATCAACGTAACCACCCTTCACATTTGCAGTAAATGTTATGTTGTTTCTCGTATAAGCATTAGCATTCCATACGCCATCAGTATTTAATTCCTTTAAATCAGCCAAAGTGATAGACCATAGATTTTTCGCGCCAAGAACCGACCTTGTAACAACTTCGTTACTTAAAGCCTGCTTTACGTCACTGAGGCCTGTTGAGTTTTTCCACTTACTTGTAGCGGAATCGTATTCCAGGATATTGCCATTTGTCACGCTGGAAATAGTAACATCTGCCAGATCATCAAGAGCACTAGGGGCATCAATAAAGATCGTCCAATATGTTCCCTCTTCCGGAGTATGGTTGACAGTATCATCCAATTTGCAACGCCATTTTTCGCCGTTATAGCTTACAAGATCATTTTTGACGTATGAAGTTGCAGAATTATAAGCGCCCTTATCAGTAAATCCAATCAAATCCAGGGCTGTGTAACCGCTAGGTACATTCATTCCTTATTCCTCCTTAGCTTGCTAATTTAACGTACAATCTGTTATTAGCCACAACAAAATCATCAATATTGTTGTCTTTTAAATAAAGCCTGTTATTCTCAATGATAAAATCAGGTTGTGCTATTCTTGCGTATTCTGCGGCCAAATCTGCGGAGTTTGAAGCATCTGAAGCGGACTGAGCTGCGGTATCAGAAAAACCCTCCGCGTTTGTTGCATAAGTCTGGGCCATTGCAGCAGCAGACTCGGCATCATCAACCAGATCATCCAATCCGGCAAGCTCTTCATTAAACTGCGCTTCTGTTCCGGTATATCCACCATCAACAGCACTCTGATAAGCCGACTTACCATTTGTTACTGTAAATGTACTTGTAGACCCATCAATGTAAGTAATCGTATAAGTATCAACCAGGCCTGATGTGCCTGTTTTAGTAATAGAAATAATCTCTTTGATAAGTTTGTTTATCCACTTTCCAAGTGCTGTGTTATAAACAAGCGACTGATTATTCTGTAATGCAGTGATACTTACATCTTCAAGTCCTGAAAGATAATTGATAGGAGGATCTCCCCACAAGCCACTACCATATAGGATTTTGTTCTGCTCTCCGATACCAGGCTTAGGAACAAGGCCATGAGAACCAGCAAAACTAGCAGTAGCGCCGGTCATATCATGAATATCATCTAACTTTGCTTCAACAGTAGAATCACGATATGTAATATCACTAGCTGCATAATCTCCACTATGCGGAAATACTGCGCCAACTCTGTTATTGAATGAAGTAACTACATTAGACAAGATTTCAGTCTGCAAGTAATCAACAACAGATTTTGCAGTAGGCAGCTCCGCATTTGTTGATCCTGAACTAATAGAAGCTGCAATTGAATTGATACCTGTGAGCATGATTAAAAGAGCATCAACTTCCGTCTTAAACTCTTCTGTAACTTCATCCAATGTCTCTTTATTGCTATGTGAATGACTGACATTCTCAACAAGCCCCAACTGATAAGCAAGCGTATTCAATATGGACTGTATGTTCTTGTTTGCAAGAATACCATCCGGCAAAGAAGCTCCAATATTAGAGGCCGCTGTTTCAAGTCCAAGCTCATCAATGTGGTTATTAAACTTATCAATCGCAAGGTTCGGTAACGAATCCATTAACTCTTGCATCTCAGCAGTGGTTAAGCCGGGAGTATCTGGCTGGCCTACATTGCCCTTGCCAATCCTATCGGCTGTAGTTATCTTTGTAAATGCCATTTTAGCCTCCTTACTTAACATTTCCGGACGTAGTGTATTCAACGCCAAAATCATTTATGCCAAGCGGTTCATTGTATTTTGCGTTTCTAAACTTAAACCTTACATGATCCAGCTTCTTCAAACGTACTTTTGTCGCGGTAACCTTCTGCGTCCTATTGGTTGAATAAGTAAACTTTGAATAAATTAGTGAAGCATACGAGAAATGTTTAAGCTGTGATACATCATCCTTAAGCAATTCCCATATACCATTTTTCTGTGCATATATCTCAATAGAGGATATAATCTCAGGCATACATCTAACAGCAACATATCTGTAAGTCTTTTTCTTATAGAACAGCTTTTCAGATATATCAGCAGTTTCCCAAACAGCCTCTATCGCAGTGCCATTGTCATTGTAAGAAGTTAACGCCTTATCATCAGTAGCCCACTTGTAAACCTTTCCATCATAGCTACCAAAATAGAGTTCATTGTTAACCTCAAAAAAGCAGCTTGCAGGAATATTTGTAAAATAAAATCCTACATACTGCCTTGTTGCATACGGCTTAGATTTATCACTGTGCATTGGCTGTAAGCCGTCAAGAATATAAAGTTTGTCGTTTATAGCCAGGATATAATAATCTTTCCAAGTATAAGCAAAAGCATCTTCTAGATTGTCTTCTTTTAAGAGCTTGCCTTCAAGGTAATAACTTCTATCCTGTGCATACTTCTCACCGGTTATATCCTGTGCAGTAACCGCATATATTCCAAGCCGTGTCAAAAATACTGGCTCAGTAGCTAAATAGGAAAAACAATACTTAGATATCGCGCCAGCACCTTGCAATGTATTGATAAGCTTAAATACCGGCTCATCATCTACAAGATCGCCCTCACGAATAAGAATCGACTGTGTAAGCTCATTCTGATCCTTATGAGCTGCAAGATAATTATTGATAATTGAATATCCCATTATTGCAGAAGCATCCGAACCAAGCTTTGAATACCATGTATCTGCAAAATAGGTAGGATCGTACTGTTGTGAGAACCAGTCACAATTAATGAAAGTATAAAGATTTCCTTCACCATCAACACCCTGATCCGGATTTCCTGAAACAAATAATCTATCTCCGGCACCATTGACACCGAACATAGCTCCAATAGTACAATGATTTATTCTGTCAGCATATCCAGCAACAGTACGATAAGCTAAAATTTTAACGTTATCAGCACCACTAATAGGACTTGCCCCCGGCGCTGTAACAAACGTTACTATGCCATTTGTTCTATCGACTGTAAAATCTGTATTTTCGACTTTTTCTTCCCATTCTCCACTTGAATTTAATAGCCACGCCTCAACTGCAGTAAGATCAAGGCCGCCAAAAGTTAGCTGGAAAGCCGTTACGGATGCCTGTTCTGCCTTAACATAAAACTGCTCAATAAATCCAGGCTGCAAAAGATTAAGAGGCTCATAATCTGTACCACCTCCTGTATAATCTTTTGAAATAGTAAGCGTAGGAATATAAGATATATCCTCAATAACCTGAATCTCTTCGCCATTAAAAAGCCTTATCTTAGTGCCATCAAGAATAACCAACATCTGATTAAGCTGAAATGACACGGATTTATGCCTAGCCATTCCAGTGTAAACAAGCGTCTGGGTAACATCATTGTTCAACAATACAATGTTATTCTGCTCATCATCCACAACCTCATTGCCGTTGTGATCTTCCCACATAGCACCTTTAGGAGCAAACAAATTGTACAGTTTATTCCCGGCATGAACTAACCAAATATCAGTAGTTGAAAGATGATGCACACCATAAATAGGCTCACTGTAATCAAACAGCTCACTATATCCCATTCTCTTACGAATTTTGCCCGGAACTGATCTAATCATGTTCTGAACATTAGGGGACTTTGATTCGTCAACAGTAGAACTTTCAGAAGTAAAGTCCGCGCCTAAGAAATTATTTATTTGATATACTTCCCTTTTAGGACTACGAGGAATCTTAAATTGCATTGCCATTATGCCCACCCACTAGAAGGAATAAACTTTTCTTTCTTAGGCACCAGAGCGCCTTGCGAAAGTGCGTCTCTTCCGACCTCAAATTCGTTTCTATATGCTGTAGCAATTGCGTTATCATCATCCTTGTATAGCTGTGAGGCCATATACAAAGGCACTAGAGCAGCTACTTCAGGATCAAGTGATAATTCCGTATCATCCTCAGTTTCAAGCGTTATGTACTGCGGATAAGCACGATAATGAATCAAATAAATACCGGGCTGATTTCTCGGAATAATAAGTGTCTTATCTGCTTCCTGGAAATAATCATCAGCAACAATATACTCATTACCGCTCATTCCAAGATCATACAGCTCAGCCGGCGCAAGCTGGTAAAAGTCCTCAACAGCTTCCGTCATTTTGATTCTGATATATTTCTCATACTGTGGGACTTCATCATCAGACTCAAACTCACAGTCATAAAAACATACATTAGAAACATTAACAGGAGTTTTAGCTTGAATAATCAAGCTTACAGTACTGTTTTCGCCATCTTCTAACTCAGGGTACTCAATATTACCTTTGAACGTAGTAAAGACCTTAAAATCGACTTCTATTGCGTTCTCGTCTATGATCTCCGGATAAAAGTCTTTAACTTCATGAGTACCAACATAAAGCTTGCATGATAATGGCTTGCCCATAATCTTGAAATAATAGGACAATGCCCCTTCAGCACTAAACGTTTTTGTATCGTTAACTATCGAATAGGTTTTAAATGTATCTTTCCCCAAAAGATTATCGAAAGGATAATTAACATACTGATACTCTTTGATAATGAACTTTCCAGCAGTGCTAAGTAACTGTAAAGCTTCATTACAAGCCGCTGGCATAGCATTAACATATTCCATTGTTGCCGAATCATTAGGAATAGTTGTTGCCGTTCCGGTTATGGAAAACATCTTTTGAAGTGTTGTATATTTTATATCCTTCCAGGTTATCATTTAAACCTTCTTTCTAGCAGTTCGCTTTCTTATTACCGGCTTCTCTTCATCAATTTCTGTTGCCGGAAAAACAATTCTTTCTTCTTTTACTTCCTTAAGGCCATAGCCGCCAGATAATACCTGAGTAACCTCAAAATACTTACCATCTTTTTCAAATCTATCTCCAACTTCCATACTTTCTCCTTAAAAAGAGGCCAAGGATTTCTCCCTGGCCCCTCTGTAATTAAAATCAGAATGATACGTTAGTATCAATTGCTGTCTGAGAATCAGCAGCGCCGATCATCATTGCATGTCTCCAGTTAGGGAATGTGATAGACATACGAGCAAAGCCGTTATATGTAAGGTTTCTGCTGTGAACGTCTACATCATTCTCAATATCAAGTGCAGTTCTGTCATAGAACTTTGTTCCCTGAAGGGCCTTAAGAGCCTCTGAAGAGTAGATGATAAGAGGATGATTGTACTGAGTAATTGTAGGTGTCCAAAGAGGATCTACAACCAGTTTCCACTTACCACGCTGAGTGTTGATATCGTTGTGATCGCTGCCAACTTCGCCGTCAGATCCGATTACTCTCTTAACGAAATCTTCATACTCTGGATCATTACCAGGAATGATGATTGTATCAGCAATAAAGCCAAGAACTTCACCACGATCATCACGGAAGTTTCTCATCTTGTTGAGCGCCTTGTTAAGAACTACAGTGTTGCTTCCAAGAACATCTGAGAAGTAGTTGCACTGTGTCTTGTTTCCAGGAACGTTCTTAATCTTGTGAGCCTCATTAAAGAGTGCAAGATTATCGCCGCAAGTAACATCAATTGTTGCACCATTGAATGTGATGGAAGTTGTCTCACCAACAGCAGCAGTGATAGCGTTTGTAGCAAGCTTAGCTCTTGTTCTCTTGTAAGCCTGAACAAGATTGATAACCTTCTGCTTAGCATCATCAAGCATGTTATCATCCTTAAGCTCCTTAGAAATCTCAACTTCAAGAGCGAATGTAGCATGCTCAACGAACTTCTCATAACCCTGTGAGAAGCTGTCCTGAGTTGCATTCTCGCCTTCAGTCTTAGCCTGGAAGTCTCCAAGTCCGCCCATTACGATTGACTTCTCACCCCAGCGGCTTGACTTCTTCTCAACTGTCATTGCCTTTACGATATCGTCATACTTATTCTGCTGAGCATCAGCATCATAGATTACCGCATCAAAGAGTGTTGCCCACTCATCCCAGAAGCGGTTATTCACGGTATTACTCTTAATTGTAACAGCCATAATTTACCTCCTGGCGCCTAGCGCCTTGTTATATAGGGCTTTAAGCTCTTTCATGGGTTTATCAGGAAAGGCCTCTTTATACATTTCCAAAGCTTCAACCGGGATATCTTCCATGCCGTCATTGACATTCAATGCGGCTCCGGTAACAAGATGGTTCTTACCTTTCACCTGATTTATTGCAGCCTGTTTAGCTGCTTCACCTTTAGAGCTTGCAAGCCTGTCAAAATTTACAAGTTTGTAAGCGTCGCTAAATCGCATTCCAGGATGAGTCTGAACATAGCTAACTACGTCCTGATAATTGTCGGCTTTAATAATGTCTTCCTGACTTGAAAGTGTAGGATCCATTTTTAACACTTCCTTAAAGTCTTCTTCCATCATCTGCCTTGCCCGGATATTTTTTAGCTCCGCTGTAGCTGCCTCAGCCTGTCTGATAACAGGTGAGTTTTGAATCATTTTGTCGATTAGAGAAGGATCTACATTGGCCTGCTTTAGCTGTTCTCTTGCGTTCATACGCTCCTGAGCTGCCAGGGCCTCAAAGTAATCCCTTGCCCCTCTAATAGGCTGGTTAGTCTCTGGATTAACCAAGTGTCCATACTGCCTTGTGTAAGACTCGTCAATCTCTTGCTGCTGGCGTTTCATTGCTTCAAGTTCGCGTCTCATATTGGCAAATGCCGCATTAGTCTCTTTCGACTGCTCCTGTCTCTGAGGTTCGGCGGTTTCCTCTGTTGCGCCTTTGTCCACATTTGCATCTGTATCAACGTCTGCGGTTTCCGGCTGTTCGGCGATCTCAGCCTCGTTTACGCCTTCCCCTTCTGCGCCTTCATCTTCTGCAAAAAACTGAAGATTCATAGCCATTAGGTCACGTTCAAATTTCTTCATATTCAGTTTTCCTTTCGTTGGATTTTTGCCCTTTTCCTGGGAAAATTAGGTATAAAAAAGCAGCCGTTAAGCCGCTTGTTTTACGCTTCCGCGTTCTCGTCCTCTGTTACATCCAAAGGATTGTATATATTCTTTACGTCCTTACCAAAATTAGCACAGTTCTTATTCCGGCAAGTAAGCACCTGTTTAGCGAATAGCTTGCCATCATTAACAACATATCCGCTTGATTTAATTCTCATTTCTGTATTACATAAGGGGCATTTCAAGTGGTTCGCCTCCTTCCTCTGGCATTAGTGGAACCTCCGGCATCATTTGTCTCTGCTGTGCTAATCTATCCTCAATCAAATTAAGCACTACAGTAGCGTTAGGATATCCGTTTGCCTTCATGATCGTCCAATATGCTTTTGCTGTTTCAAGATCACCAACAGGACCAAAAGCACCGGACTGTAATTTCATATCTGTTTGATTCCACATCATTTCTCTGTTCTGCATCAAAGTGGATGTAGGATCAGTTTCAAAAATAAATTCATCATCCCAATAAAACTCACCTGACGGATCTATTCTCAAAAACTCTTTTCTATCAAGTGTCTCATAAGTGGCGTTTCCATCCTTATCAACACTTGTTATCTCACTTGCATTGTCTGAAAAAGCAAGCCAGAACTTAAACATAGTCTCATAAAGCTTTGCATAAGCTTCATTCTTAAGCGTTCTCTTAGAATCCAAACGGCCCGCAGCCTGGTTAATCTGATACTGCTTAGCTGCTCCGGATGTGGCAGAAGCGTCATATTTACCCTGATAAGAATCAGTAATACCAAGTGAAGACTTAGCCCATGAATAATTTGTTTCCAAGTATGTCTGATCGTTCTGAACATTAGGCTGCATTGTCAAAACATCAATAAGCTGCTTATCAGCCGCATTTCTCAAACGAATAATATTAAGCTCTTCGCCGTCCTTCTCTACATCAATTCCTTCCGGAAGTGTTACATAAGAACCGCCCTTAAGAAGCTTTTCATTTATCTTTGTACCCAGCTTTTTAATAGTGTCTTGCTGGTCCATAATAACAAATACATCACTGCCACCAAGTAGCCTATTTTGCGCTGTAATGTTCTTTCTAAGGATAACTGGATAAATGTTAGGCTTGTAATATGGAACCTTCTTTTTGGTACGTTCTATCGTCATTTGAGGCTGTCCATACTCATCAGTAACAGGCAATCCGAACTCATTCACCATTGGAACCTCATTTATATCCTCTGGCTCAACTTTTCTTATAGGACCATTAGTAACTTTGACCTCAATAGCATCAATAAGCTCTTCATAATCCTCTCTATGTTTTTCTGCCTTCTTACTGCCACATTCAGGACAAACGCCATCAATCATAACTGCACCACACTTAGCACATCTATCAAGGTATCTGGCCTCATATTCGCTCAAATCAAGTAACTTTACATAATCACACCAAACAAAAATGCCAACACCGCCCTCTTCATTACGATAAAAGGCAGTATTGACAGTAACAAGATCCTCATTTGTTGTAGCTCCTTCAATGTCTTCCGTCATTTCAGGATAATCATTCTGACAACCAGAAACATCTTCGCCATAGACACGTTTTACAGTCTGCTTTGTCATAAGCTCCTGAATAAAGAAGTAATCCATATCATCAAAATCAATTACGCCGGTCTGCGGAATTACTTTCTTAGGATGAAGCTCCGAAACCTTCAAATCACCAATAGCAGCGTGTAGTCCTCTGTTCTGATCCCACTGCACATAGTAATAATCGCCGCCAACAATCGGCACTGTTCGCTCTTCTGCATCATTTATCAGCGTCAATCCGCAAGTTTTTACCTTGTTTTCAAGAAATCTCTCCATTTTCTTAGCTAATTCATCATCCTCTGCATGAATAGCTCTTACTCTTGGCATTGGAATTGACGAATCAACCTGAGATTCTATCAATTCATAGACAATATTACGGACATTTGTAGCTAACTTAGTAGGATCAACACCTCTATTAGCATCCGGCTGGACTTTTCTAGTACCTTCGTAATATTCCTGGCACTTTTTCATATTAGAAAGCTCTTTTTCGTACTGATATTTACAATTTTGAAGCCGTGTAGCCCACTTTTTTACATCTTTTGGCGTCTCTATATTCTTCTTAACCATTCTTTTAAGTCTCCTGAACATTATCTAGGTTCTCCCCATATACTAATCAGGTATTGCTTATCCTTAGCATTAGCATTTCTGTAGTCTTCCCACTGGTCTTTACGCCATTTTCTATAGTGTTTTTCCTCTTTATTGACTGCTCCATGCGTCCAGTAAACCGCATAATACCTAAGAGCATCCACCGAATGCGTCAACTCATGTGGATCCTTGGCGTACTGGTCCACTTTCTTCTCATCAGTCTGTATTTTCTTCAGACAACGCAACAAATTAGGCGCTGCACTGTTCAAAATCGTCAATTTGCTCTTTTGGCCTTCTGCATGACTTAATATTTCCTTCATAGCCATACATCCGGCATTCATATCATTGTTGACTTTCGTTAAATTCAGGCCATGCTCACCAAAAAGAACAGCCCTACTCTTGCCTGTCTCCTGTGATCTGTTCCACAAATCAGGTGGCGCCAAGTACTGCTCTACCTTCGGTATCTGTCCTGTTTCCATCAAGTACTCTGAAGTCTCCAAAATGCGCTCACTGGCAGCTCCGATAATCAAGTTAGGCTCATAAATCTCTTTAATCACCTGACTGTTACCAAAAGCATCCCTGACTACCCAATAGGCCGCCAGCATATCCAAGCCGTAGTCAAAAGCACAATAGCAAACAAGATTCTGCCTTAGTCTCTGCTCAGACAAAATGGAGGCATCCGAAACCTCCGGGAAATACCTTCCACCAGGGACTTCAAGTGCCTCTTCTACAGTAGCCGGGTACTCAGCCCACATTGCAGCCTTACCGGACAATTTAAGCGTATCATCATACCACTTCTGATTACGATTAGGATCAGCATACCAGGGTATGAATATCTTAAAGAATCCATTATCAGGAGTCGTATATAGCTCCTCAAACAATGAACCCCTTTTAATAGTAGACACACCAATAATCTGACCTGATTGCGGTCTATTTACAACCGGCAATGCTGCAGTCCATATCGCTCTATCAAATTGCTGGAATGCCCATTCATCAAATATCAGCAAATCCGCTGTGAATGATCGTCCAGCATTCTCACTACTAGCAAAGCACTGAAAAACAGAATCAGCGTGCCCAGGATGGTGCACTTTGACAGTTAATGCACTCATTTCAAACCATTCTCCATCCCAGCCTACTGTATTCCCCTTTTCCCTTATAAGCGCAGGCATATTCCTTAAAATAACACCCATCCTACGCACTAACTCTTTAGCTTCGTCCTCTGTTCTGGATAAGCCAATTACTGACTTTCCATTCCTACATACCATCATCCAGGACGCATAATGAAGTACCAACCATGAAATGCCTAGCTGCCTTGCCTTTAATACAATCGTCCATTTATGATTGAGCATATCCAATAAGGCTTGTTCCTGCTCATCCCACAAATTAAATGACTGTATTATCTCATCACTATTTCTATCCTCTATATGCCCATAAGTACGGACAAAATAGACAATATTACTATCGCAATAGTCAATCTCGGCTTGTCTTATCTTAGCTAAATCATTCACGCGCTAACTCTTTCCCAATTTCATCTAAAAGTCTCTGAGGATCAATCTTCCTCTTCTTTGCAGCCTTTATAATCTCGCTACAATCAAGTAATTTACCCTCAATCTTATCGTCTATCAGCTTCCTTACTACATCAGCTTCCAGCTCTGTATCTTTTGCCAGCTCACGCAGCTTCTCACGCTGATAATCAATTAGCCTTACACCTAATACAGTAGTTCTCATTTCTCACCTCAAAATTGCAGCTAGAGGAATCGAACCCCTTTACTCTTGGTTATGAGCCAAGTGAGCCTCCAATGCTCGTCAAGCTGCGCTATTCTCCCTTTTGACGCAAAGGGCCTATGCAGTAACCACACGTACACAGACCCTTTACATCTTGCCAAAAAGACCAATACCTAGGCGCGACCAAACGCCAATACCCTACAAACCCATGACAGCTTATAGGGCACAAAGGAAGAAATTAACCTATGACTTTCCCCAACAATAAAAACCTTACCAGGCTTTGACACCTGATAAGGCAGACAGAAAGGAGATATAGTATGAACCCCAAACACACCATACCGGATTGCCTTGCACAGCTTTGACACTATGCAAGGCTTTTAGGAGTATATAGATATGAAACAACAGTGAATGCAATCTTCAATTAAAACAAATTAAGAAAGGCGGCCTCACAGTTGCACCTGCAAGGCCTGAGGGTAAGATATATATGAAAAAAGCATCTGGAAATACCATTTTCCATCTAAGTCGTGGCCGCTTCCCTCCGTGGAAATCATTTAAGAACAATCGTCCACCACATATTACCGAGTACTTCCACTCAAATCTGAACCATCTTTATTCAAACATAAGTGTTAACAGTGTTGAAATTTTGGAAAATAAATTTTTGGGTATACAGGACCCACTCGCGGCGACGCCGACGCCGGGTGGTGGGGGTGGGGTGCCCCCGGTGGGGCCAGGGAATCCAGGGCCGGAGATCTGCGGAGAATTCTATTAGAAAATACTCCCTTGATTGATCCCAGGAACCGCAGGAAGCTGCCCGGAGTTGATCGCTTTTTCGTTGCCGGTATTCCTCAACTATTCGCTAAATCATTGTTTGACGAATAGTTGCGTGATCCTCTTTTATACTGATAAAGCTAGTATTTATGCGGCTTTCAAGCGTTTTTACATAATCTTTTTCTATTATTCTATTCATAAAAAAAGACCTCACCACAATATATTGTGGTATGGTCCTATTATCTATTACCATTTTCCGGCAGACGCGCCGCAACTCTTTTTATCAATTCTTCGTCTGCTGGAGTGATCGCCGTTATGCTTGCATCCAGTTTGTCGGAAGGTTTTTCGCCGGCTGTATCTCTTAAGCTGTTGAAGGCCTGAACATCCTTTTGCTCGATCACCCTTGACAACATTGCCGCCGTCATTGCGTCTTGCTTCGTTGCTCCTTCTGGCAGCTGGTACGCTTCTATTTCTTCCGGTGTAGCCTTCTGAGCTAACATTATTTGTACTGTTTCTTGAATTGTCCGTCTTTGCTTCAACTTTGCCTGCAAAGCCTCGCCGCCTTGCTTCTGTACTTCCTGCGTTGCTTTGTTCAGTATTCCGCCATGATAAACCCATTTATTAAGGCTTTCGTTTGTGGTTCCTTCTGGAAGCTCTTTATAGTATAAATCAAATATTTTATCCGGTACAATATAGCGGCCCTTCTGATCTTGGCCTGTGGTTATCTCTTCAATAATAATTTTTCCGTTTTCGTCTCTTGGGATCTCTGGAAGATCTGCGGCAGCTTCTACGGCTTTATTTAATTTTGTCGTTAGTTCTTCCATGTTTTAAACCTCTTTACATACAAAAAACCGCTATTGATTAAATAACGGCTTTTTGCTTTTTTCTTATGGTTTGGTATTTGTATGATATTTATAAAGAGTATAAATCGGGGGAGATTTTTCAGCTCTTCACGCTATTAATATATAACTTTTTCTGTCCCCTTGTGCACTCACTTTATAATAGTTTAATTTTCTGATTCTCTTTTTATTTTCTCTTGGATTGCTTCCAAGATATAACCATTTAAAGATTTTGCAGTCCTGGAAGCTGCTAAAACAAGATCATCATATTTAAGACTGTTGTCTTTTCCATCATTACGAATTCTTAATAGTATCTTTTTATAATTTTCCTGTTCATATTTTTGCGTGGCTCTCATGTGGGCCGCTGTTGCTTTTTTCTTTTCTTCCATTGGTTTATTATCTCCCTTCCTGGCCTGATCTGGCTTTGATTCTATTGTATTATGCCGTTATTATAACACGATATCGTCATATTGCACAATAAATACTATTCGCTAGCGTGTTATCTTTGTTGATTCTAGTGAATAGACATATATAACGCTAGCGTGTTATAGTTAGTTCATCGAAAGCAAACAACACCAATCAAAACGGAGGACGACCAAATGACAAAATATTTTAAGGACTGCACAACACTGGAAGAAGTAAAAGCAACATTTCATAAATTAGCTAAGGCATTGCACCCGGACAACGGCGGCGATCCTGAACAGTTCAAAATTATGATGGCCGAGTACACAATCGCATTCAATACCTATAAGAACATTCACAAGAACCACGAAGGCGAAACCTACACCAAGGAAACAAACGAAACACCAGAGCAGTTCGCTGATCTTATTAGAACATTAACAAAATTCAATGGCTGCATGGTTGAGCTGATCGGCTCCTGGATCTGGGTAAGCGGCAACACAAAAGAATATAAGGACCAGTTAAAAGAGCTTAATTTCAGATGGTCAAAAAATAAAGCTGCTTGGTACTTCCACGAAGGCGAGTATCACAGAGGCGGCAAGAAAGTCTACAACATGGAAGATATCCGCGCAATGTACGGCGCTACAAAGTACGAGAACGAACAGAAAGTACTTGAAGCCTAAAAGCTTCACACCTTCCGGAGAGGATCACCACCGGCCCCAGCTAACCGGCGGAAGGTTTTAACCTAATAGGACATTAAAAGGAGGATTACAAAATGAATAAAAAATATCATGTATCAGCACATAAGAGCAGCACCGGAGCAAGTTTCATGGCTTCCAGGTATTGCGAGACATTAGAACAGGCCCAGGCAGAAAAAAAGGATCTTGAAAGCCGCGGCTTCACTGTTGAGATATACGAAGAGAAATAAAAGGAGGGCGAAGCAATGAAGGTTAAAACAATTTTGAAGATGAGCGCAGCAACAAAGGCCACTGTATACGAGCCAATCCAGACCGACAACGGCGAAGTGCTTATTGATCACAATATAGATATCTTAAAGCGAAGCACCAAGAAAATAACTGATACCTGGTTTGAGTATTCCAGCTATGTACTACTTCCGGAGGCAGTTCTTAACAAGGAAGTTGACATGATCAGCACAAACAGCGCCACCGCTGCATTAGTAATCTATACAAAGTAAATAGGACGCGGCGCCGGGCAACCGCTAAACCCGGCAGAAAGGGACATTATGAGAAACAAAGAAAAAATTGATATCTTAGCACCTTGCGCATTAGTTCGCTTTAGCAAGAAGACCGGAAAAATTGATACGACATTAACCGGCACCGGATACGGATTACTAAATATGTGGGGGCTTCAGGAAACATCTAAATCAAAAGAAACAATAGTATTCACCAGAGACACCGGATTAATAATAGTTCACTACACTGGCAACGCAAGCGGATTCCCGGATGTTGAATGGCCTGAGAATGACGAAAATATCAATGATTTATGCGAAGGCTTATTGGAATCCCTTGCAGAATAGGAGGTTAAAAGATGTATAACATGGACGAAGCTGTTAAGCAGACTTTAAAAGATATCGAAGCTATGGAAGAGGCCAACAAGGCCCTTCCAGCTATTAAAAAGGTAATAGCCAAGTGGGACGGCAAAGTATTTAATAAGCGCATTGAGGCTGATCTTCAGGCCCTAGAGCTTCCAGGCCGTATATATTTATCAACATGCTATGAAGAGCGCTGGGAAATCAACTACAGCCCTAAGGGATCAAATAAATGGTTTTGCATCCTTCACACCATGAAGCCAAGTAATAAATACTACGACAAAGAAAAGTCATTCATGGACCCTGATAAAAGAGTATCAGCAGAAAGATCCTTCCAGATGATCGAGGCCGGCAGAGTTGAACGCCTTAAGACCATCACAGCATATAAAGAGACGCTGAACACCTGGGAAGAGAAAAAGGCACAAATTGAAATGCTTAAGAAGCAAATAAGCACTATTACAGCATCAATCCCCTACGCCCTTCAAGATTATTTCAACATAAGGGCACGCTACTAATAGGACAAAGGGAACCGGCAACCCTTAAACCGGTATATATAAACTTACGCGCATTACTACTATGCGCAAAGTATAGGAGGATATAAAAAATGTTTAGAGTTATGGTTAAACAGGTTTTTGATTTTGACGCATTCCATTGTGAGTATTCCGGAGAAAAGCACGAAACAAGGGAAGCCGCTGAGGCTGAGTTATTAGAGGCTAAGTTGCACGCTGTTGATGATGAAACTATTGATTATTGCTACATAGAGGAGTGCTAAAGATGGATGAACTAATAAAAGCATACATAGATTTTATTAACGAGCTGGATCCTTATTGGGAATGCTATGAGGATCCTGAAAACGTAATCGAGATAGAGCTTCCGGAAATGCTTTACAACCTGGAAGAGATTTACGAAAACTTATCCGAGACTTTGAGCGGAGAATTTGACGAAGATCTTTACTACCAGGTGGAACACTTAAAAGCTCTTATAGCACGTTTTAAGGCTGCTGGAGTTGAAAGGATGATGATTGTATGAGGACCATTGAAAAAGAACCCTTATTGGACGAGGAAATGTTAGCAAATTATGAATTCCAGTATGGTTATGAGGTGGAAAATATGAGTAATAAGGCTATTTGTAAGATGTTACGACTCCATAACATGAATTTTTATGAGGAGAACGGACACGTTTACGCCGATAATGGCGGCAGGATCTTATTTGATCGAGTTATTGATCTAACAGGATATAGCAGATTGAATCTTTTAGCCTGGTTAGGCTATTGATAATTAAACACTTAGGAGGAAAATAAAAATGTCAGATTTAGAAATGATTAAAAAAGCACAGTACGAGGCAGTATTAAAGCATGGTTACACCAAGAAGGAAGCTAAGAAGGTGGCGAATAGTATTGTATCTATTAGCAGCTACTTCCGCGGTAAGCCTTCCAGAGTTATGACAAACGAAGGAATTGAATTATGGCTTTTCTAATAGGACACATAAAAAGGCCCCCGGAGTCACTTCCGGAGGTCTTTTTTTGAGGTTTATATGTTGTTTTGAGTATATTTAATTATATCACATTATCTGAATAAGTCCCAGTTTTTGCGCGGTTTCTGCCCTGTCTCTTGCCATTTTCCGAATCATTCCAGGCTGTAACTGCTCTTTTAGAACAGTGTCCCAGTATGAAGAACGGACAATGACTGAAATTTCAGCAGCCGGATCATATTTTTCAAAGGGCTTTTGTTCACCTAATACTTCTTTCCACTGCTCTACTCTTTCAGTGTTGTTAAAACTGTAGTTAAAACGGCCCTTTAATGGTTGTTCATACATTTTCCGAACTATAAAATCATACTCGCCATCAAAAGGTAAAACATAGCCGTTAATGCCATCTTTCACACCTATTTCCGGTAGTACTGGCAAATCGGTACAGATAACCGGCGTTTGACAGCATAGGGCCTCAACAATGGAATAACAAAACGCTTCTGAATCTGAGAGCTGGACAAGGTACGAAGCAGCAGAAATAAAAGGCATGATGTTAATCCTTGAAGGCATTATGTGAACATTTTTAGAAACCTCAAATTTTGTATCGGTGAATATCAGCCATGTAAAAGGTATCTTTTGCCGGTTGAGAGCTTCAGCCAGTCGGATAATTCTGTCATGTCCTTTTTCGTCGGACCCTAACCGAGTAGCCGATACAAGCAAAAGTGCATCCTGGCAGCCCTCGCAAACAACAAGATTGTGAATCACTTTTGCTTTCAGTCCTGGAAATGTTTTTCTTGCAGTCTCAGAAACACAAACTATTTCGTCTCTGTCTTCAGGTACTTCCATCCAGTCATGCATTTTGCAAGCATGGATCATTTGAACGGATTTTTTGTAAAAGACATTTCCCGGAATCCTGTCACTGAATCGCATTAGCAGCAAAGTATCACAAGCATAAGTTTTTTCTTGTTTGTATTGTTCGCATCTTACTAGCTGCCGCAGCATTTCAAGCCGCTGATCGTTCATGCTATCGTATAGGACACAGATATCATAATACTTTCTCATGTACTTGCAGAAATTAAAAACAAAAGTCTCTATGCCTCCGATCTTCTGAGTGCCGTTAACCATCATTAGCACCTGGCATTTAACCGGATGAGGCAACGGCTTAAAAAACGGCGTACTCTGTCCGCGTAGCTCAGTGCCTACAGTCTCACGTGGAGTGATAACGATTGCATATTTTTCAAGCTCTGGAATATCATTTCTGTTTGTCAAAATGACTACTTCAGCAGTTTTATACTCTTTTTTGACCTCTTTCAGAAGATCTTTCATATCAGCAGTAACAGTCGGATAATAATAGACTATCTTTTTGTGATCCACAGTGCCTTGATGGAACTGTTTTGTTAAGCTTCCTGGAGTATCAGCCCGGTAAAAATACATATAGTCGGTTATAATTGCCTTCTTGCCATGTTCGCCAACTGACTTGATAAACTCCGCGTCTTCTGCAATTCTCTTGTTTTGATTAAATCTATGCTTGCCGATATAGGATTTTTTGTAAACCCTGTTCCAAACAACGACATTCCATGAAGGGAAAGTATTATTGATGTTTGATAACTTAACGCCTGAATCAATCGGCCCCGGCAGAGTCTTCCAGGACATAAAGCAATAATCAAATTTTTCTGCCTTGATTGTCTCTAAGATCTTCTCAATGTAGTTATCAGCCACCAGATCATCAGCATCAATGAATGATATATATTTTCCTGTTGCCGCTTCAATGCCGGTATTCCTTGCAGCACTAGGACCAGCGTTTTCCTGCCTGATAACCTTTAGCCAGTCCTCATAAGGACTATCAAACGGCTCCTCTGAACCATCATCAACAAGAATAACCTCAGTGTCTTTTGTCACTTGTGGCTCCAAGCAGTCAAGCAGATCATATATATATTTCTCAGCATTGTAGTACGGAATAATTATTGATAGAATCATAGCCCCTCCAACAAGTCATGATACATTTCCTCGAACAAACTGAAGTACCAATGATATTTTAATGCTCGATTGTAGTTATCCTTAATTGCTTCAATCCTGTTAGCATATACTCTATCTGGACCTAAATATAAAATCTTATCAATAATACCCGGTATATCTTCCGGATCTTTAGCTATAATGATTCCGTCAGTATTAAAGTATTCACCAATCTTAGGACAACCCCAGTAAATAGGCACTACATAGTTAACAAAGCAATTAACTATCTTCTCAGTGAAATAGTGTCCGTCACTGTAATTCTCAATAGCCACATTGAACATATAGCCGTCATATATGATATTCTCAGGAACAAACTCCCCACCATCAAAACGACCATAAGTATCAATAATTCCTTTAAGCTTATGTGCTATCTGTTGCCGTTTGATGTGCATGAGGCAAACTGTTTTATTGTTGCACACCATTGATATTTCTTTAGTCTTAAATGTTGGAGGATCTTCTTTGTAGGTGTAAGTACCGTAGATAAACAACTTTGCATTGCCGCATTTTTCAAGAATCTTGCTATCAAAAGAAAAAACATGCGAAAACTCTTGCCAGTGATTTTCAACATGCCGGTATGCATCCGGAACGATTGAACGTGGCTCCACAAGTATAACGATTGCTCCTGGCGGTGCCTGAAATACAAAGTTGTCTATGTAAATATCTATGTTGTCACTATCTGTATGCCGTTCACTCTCCGGAACATGTAAAGACCAATAGTTAATGTGCTTCATCTTTGCCCTCCAACAGTTCCGGATGATTGTGCTTATCAACATAGAATCTGTTAATACCATGCTCACAATATAGGACATAACCTCTTTCAGTTAATATGTATTCCCAATTCTTATAGCAAGGCTCTAACGTTCCTGGTATTGTTGACTCCATGCAAATAACCCAAGGCCTATAGCTCCAATCCATTCCTAACAGGACATTCTTTTCAAAGCCTTCAACATCAACTTTCAGGAAGTGGATCTCTTCAGGCTGAATTTTTTTCAATACCTCCCTTAAAGGCCAAACAGGGACAAGGACCTTTCTATAGGACTCAGCATACCCTTCAATGAATGATGATCCCATTCCAGCAATATTAAGCTCCAACACATCCAACTTATCTCCAGCTGCCATATTCAACGTGATATCTCTGCTTCTAGCACAGCATAACTTGTAGTACATATCCGGAAGTGGTTCTATGTTTATTCCCTTCCAGCCCATATCGTAGAATAGCTTAGTAACACTAAACAATTCCGGATCATTGGCCCCTACATCAATGTAAAAGCCCTTCTTTACATCCTTCAAAATCTCAGCAAGTATAAGATCCTCTTTGTCCTGTGCAAAACTTGTCATTTTCTCTCATCCCTCCCAATCCAGTAATAGAAATATAGGCATATAAAAAGTAATACTAAGTAACACAGCTTCATTTATCATTTCATCATCCCTGTTACCAACATCAGCCCCAGTATGAACCAAAACAGCAGACAACCGCCGTAAACCAATAACATCAAACGTCCCCTTCTATTCATCTTTTCTCTCCTTTAATGCTTCAATTGCCATCTTCAGGGCAATCATATCCTTGTCGCTGATCCACATGCCACAGTAACGATAAGCCGGATTATGCTTATCTTTGATTGTTGACGCATCATAGCGGCTCATCAATGATTGTATGTATTCAATGGCCTGTTTATTCGTCATTATCTGACAACCTCCCATGCCATAAGATCCTTCTTATAGACGTTCATAAAAATTTCATTATCATCTTTTTCTCTATGGCATTTAATAAAATCATCACAGATTGTCATATCATCAGCATCAATCATTAAATGCTCTCCGTTAGTCATGTAAAAACAATAAGTATGTTTGTAATTCATATTATTCCTTTCCCGTCAGCTCAATTTTGAGCCGTCGACTCATCATTTTTGATTACTCGGTTTCTGCTCCTCAAATTTGAGGAGTCCAAAATTCTTCAAATAGCTCTTCTCTTGTAGTTCCTAAAGCATTTGCTATTTTGGTTTGCCATTTGTTATACATCTGCACATCACCTTGTACTGTCTGCATCCATTGTTTATAATTGACGCCGAGTAGCTTGCAAATATAACTTGTATTGAGTCCTTTACTCTTCAGGACCTTGTATAACTTATCAACCATTGGTTTAGTCAAATAATGTGCCATCTTCTACCACCTCTCTAATTATCCTCACTTTCTTGTGGCTCAACCATCTTTGCACCGCAATTAGGGCAATAGTTAGTATTATCTATCTTTAATTCAAAATCGCACTCTGAACAATATGTTACTCCATATACATGAGGTCTTGTTATCCAATGTCCTTTTCTCGGCTGTTGCTTCATTTCTTCAACAGTATCTCTAATTACCTTGCTCCATCTGTGGCAACAATGCTTTTCTTGGTCGTATTCTTTGCAATCAGTACACCATTTGAATGTTTGTGGCTCTTGTGGTGTTACTGATGGCAAGTCAAACAATATTGCTACTGCTCCGCATAAGCCGTTTATTGTATCTTCATTTGTTATCTTCTTGGCTTTATCTTGCATAGCCTGAATTGCATCTGCTCTTGATATACAATCAACTCTTAAATTATTCTTAAATGTGTTAAAAAACTCTATGGCTTCATCAATCGACATCTTCTACCTCCTTACCCTAAAAAAGGCCAAAATAAATAAAAATAAATCACTACCCAGGCTATTACTGAAGTTATTCCAATAACTGCCAGGATCTTATCTTTCCAGTCCATATCCATAGCACACCTCAATCACAGCTATCGCCTAGTATAAAATCCGCGTAGTACTTACCATCCTGTTCATAAAAACGCTTCTGATAAATCCCATAGCCCATTATTTCTTGCGTGGTAAAAATATCGCTACTATCGTGGTTTTCCATGACATTGATAAACTGTTCTCTTGAAATTTCACGTTTAATCCTTCTCATAGCGCCTCCCTATAATCTGGACAAAATGAAACTAATAACCAGCACTATGCCGGATATCGTCTCATACTTCTTTAACTGCTCTTCATTAAGTGCTTTCATTTTCCCCCTCCGGATCGTTCATAAAATGCCACCGCGTCCAATCGACTTTACAGCCACAAACAGGGCACGCAGGTAAATCATTTTCTTTAGGATCCATAAAGCCGTAACCACATTTAGGACAATACGCATCATCACATAGGCCTATAATGTCTACTGGAATAGGCTTTAATGATTGCAAGTACTGTTCAATCGTTATTTGTTTCATCATTCTGCTTCAGTAACCCTTCTCACAAATTCCTCATATTCAGGATCAGTTAGTTCTTTTTCAAGCAGCACTTCTACCGGATCCAAAGCATCTAATTGCTCTTTATCAGTCTCAACAAACAAAACGTCACTAAGCCTTGTGCAGTTTTTGTGATAAACAGCCAATCCATGCCCTAAGCTTCTTGATTCAGGACCAGTGATTTCTATTAGATACTCAGGATCATTAATGTTTTTTAAAACATCTTCGCGATCCCAATCTGCGCCTACCAGCATTACTCCATTACTGAAAAAAGTATGAATTGTTTTCCCTTCAGGAAGTACATTAATTGCTTCTTCGGGTGTTATAAATCTCTTCGCCATCTTCGACCTCCACTTCAACGTAGGTATTCCGACCATGATAAAAACTGGACATCACAACATTTAAAGTTGTTCCTATCATCCTGGCTAATTCGCTCTTACTGTCTGCCACTGCTTCAGGAAGATAAGGATATTTGGCCGAGTACTTAACATATAATTTCATACCTATAACCTCTCATAATCTCTCCTTTAGTTCTTCTCTCCACTCATCCGGATAGGCCTTGTTAGCCTCTTTGTATCTATGCATAGCTTCGATAATGTCCCAGATTCGTGCTTCATTAAACAAATCCTCAGCTATTTCTCTTGGGATCAATCCCAGAGGTGGCTTTGGAACTACACTGGAATCATTAAAACCAATCTCTCCAGGAACAGGATCAGCAGCTTCTATCTCCAATATTTCTTCTTTCATTCTTTAACCTCCAATACCTAGCCTTTGCCTTGACGTTATGTTCTTCCCGGTGAGCTTCGTACCATGCTCTATGTTTTACTTTTAACTCTTCCCGGTGTCTGGCATTGTAACGCCTTGTATTCTCCAGCTTTCTTTTATGTACTATTTCATTGATAAGCTCTTTTTCGTCTTCTATGTCATGCTTACACTTAGGCAAGCTGCAATTAAGACAATCCTTATTACAACGCATTGTCATATTTCAAATCCTCTTTGAAAGTAAGTGATAAAAGCGCTGTCTCTTCCGCAGGTACAAGTTTTTACCGAAGGGCATTCCGGAAGCAATAAGGTCTTCGATCTTGATGCCTTCCTCAGAAACGCCACGAATAAGGTATTGTGGGCATTCTGGCATACAAACCTTTGCTATACTTTCAAGAAGCACAACCTTTGCCAATATCTCACTACGCCTGATTGCGATATCAGCAGTCGCATCATAGCAATTTGACGTCTGGACCTTATCAGCCGTATAATCAATGGCCTTGCTAGTGTCCGGTAGCGTCTTCAGTTCCTTGATCCATAACGGATAGCGCTTACACCAATAAACAGCAGCTCTATAATCCTCTTTTGGTGTCCAGTATGGACTGTTTTTTCCTGGTGATCTAAACCTCATTTCTCCCCCTCCTGATTCAATTTTTTAATGTCTTCTGCTGCATCTAGCAAAAATTGCCCACAACGATAAGCAAATGGATTGTCCGGATATGCTTTGCAATATCTATCAGCTTCCCTTCCGTACATTTCCCAAAATTCTTCTGACTGACTAACGCAAGCCTGTTGAGCAAGTAAGATACATTTCCATAAATCCTTGTATGGTTCCTGGACTTTTTTAATAAAATCATCCTTGTTCATTAGTCGATCCTCATTTGGTTACGCTTGTTACAAAATGGTTACGCTTTTAAAAAGTGCCTTAAAGCTAGATATTTGCTAATAGGTTACGCATTTTACGCTTGTTACAACGGAATTGGATACGTGTGTAGGAAAAACTAAAAATTACCAAGTTTTTTCAATTTTTTTTAATTTCTATATAGGGGTCTTGTTTTAGGGTGTAACAAGGCGTAACGCGTAACATTTTAATCGAACGGAAGTTCTTCCTGAATAGCCTCTTCAAACTCTGCTTCCGGCTCTGGCTCTACAGTGTAGCCCATTTTGACAGTGTAAAACCTGTTACTACTGTCTCCGATCCGGACAACGTTCTGATTTTTGCTGTTATGCTTAAGCAGTTTTTTGTCGTCGGCCCATTCGCAAAATCCCTTTGTGGAAAAATTCTCCCTGGAAGCAATGTTTTTTAAGACTGTAGGAATGATATTTACATATCCGTCCTTTATGAATCCCCAATACTCGCCGTTATTGTTTACTTCAACAAATCGGCTGGAATTCATTTTTACGTAGTCCATAATTGCGTTATATGCTCTTAGGCCTTCAGACACTTCGTTGATATCCTTTAGCATACTTACCAGTAAATGAAGATCTAAATAAATCCCATCCTGGAAAATGTAATCCGTTGCCAGCTTGTCAGCGGTTAGGATCAATGACAATGGAAGTATCTGTTTGTCTTCCTTGACTGAGCCTTGCCTCTTAGCCTCTTCTTTTATCTGTTTTTCAAAGTTTTTGCGGATTTCAACCAGTTTTTCTGTTTTAAGTGCTTTTATCAGTTCCACAAACATTTCACCGGCAAATCCGTAATTGTCTTTTAAAACCTCTACAACCGCGTTACCATTCTCGAAAATATCGCCCTGGGCCATTCGTACATCAATAATTCTGTTAATGGCGCCGCCTCTCATGGTTTCGGCTGCAAGTGGCCTTTCCATGTTGGATAGAATAGAATTGCTCCAGCATTTAACTTTATTCAGTCCCAGATCGACGTTACTTCTATCCTTACCTTTTCCGGAACATAACAAATAAATCAGGTCCGTAAAATTATCATTAAGCTTGTCTTTTACCTTTGAAAGATCGTCCATCAGAAGCGGCAGGTGATTTAGAATATCAAGCCTGATTTCAAAGGCGTTCTGTGTTGCATAACTGTCAGTGATATATTTATTCTCTGAAGGATTAGCCCAGATTGACGCCGCCAGCATCAAACTTACTGTTTTTCCACCGCCTGTCTTTCCGTAGATATTCAAGATGAAAGGCAGCATATTGAGCTTACTTACAAGAACACTGGCAAAAGAAGCGCTCATATACACTTGTGGTTCATAGTGCGCTGTATTACTCCGGATCTTCTTAACCAGGTCAAGCCATATCTCATAGCTTCCGCTTTCCCTAAGTGAATTCGCCAGTTCCTTAAATCTGCTTTCGTCGTCAAATATCACTTTCTTGTCAAAAGGTATAAAATCATTGTCGTGCCATCCAAACTTGCTAGTACTGTTCTTAACCGGTATCTCATTCAAATTCTCAACATCTGCCAGATATTGCACTAATGATCTAGCAGTTTCGGAAGTGACTGAGACTCCATAACTAGCAAGCTTAACTATCTTACTTGCGCTTGCTATCGTATCTTTATCGACTGTGATTTCCTTCCAAAAATGATCCCTCTCATAAGCTAGTGTGATTTTCTCTGTCTTGGTTTCAATATTGAAAAGACGTTCCACAGGTAAAATAGGATGATAACAAGCCAGCTTCTCACCAAACATTGTTAATACTCTGATTCCAGTAGTATCAGCTATCCAGTTACCGCAGTTTAGCTCCCCTATTTCAGGGTGCCCAAAGTCTGTCTGATTGTTTACGTATTTATTCTGTTTAGCCTCTTCCTTAATCTGATCCGTAAAGGCCTTAATAAGCTTGTTCATTTGTGTTTTACACTTAAGCTCTTCGGCCCTGTCCGTCATTGCCATTAAGAGATATTGGCGCTCGATCTTGGAAGCTTCCTGGAACACATCAAATAGAGTATCTCTGTCCAACAAGGTGCTTTTGTCCATAACTCTAATTTCATCCTGTGTCATGTGTCCCCCAACTCTTTTAATAAAAGTTCCTGTTTATAACAAAAACTTTCCCATTTGTTGTATGCTTCACACCACTCGTCGGAAAAAGGCTCCGATCTTAGATATTTCTGCCATAGTGGTGCTAATTGGTCGTTTACTTTCTTAAGGTCCTGTTTACATTTAGCCAATCTCTCAGCTTTTTCTTTGCGCTTCAATCTGGCAACAGTCAACTGATAACGCGTCTGTTCTGTCAGGTCTTCCCCGGATATCCATTTACAAGCTTCCTTAAACGTCAGATGATCGTGAAGCTGGACAAACTTTATAATGTCGCCTCCAGCTCCACAACCAAAGCAATAAAAGCTACCTCTGTAAACCTTCATTGAAGGTGTCCGATCTCCATTGTGAAAGCAGCAATGACAGAAGCCTGTTCTATCAGTCTTTATGCCGTATCTGTCTAGGATATCTTGCATTGTGTATTTACTTTTAATATCCTCAACATTCAATCAAAGTCGCCTCTTTCAATTCGTTCTCTCAGGTCCCTATACAAAATCTCGCGTATCATGCGGCCTGTTATTTCCTCTTTGCAGAAAACAAGCTGTATATCATAGCGAAGCATCCAGGTTACAAGTGATCCATAAAAAGCCGCTGGTTTAAATTTGCTGCGATACTTCCCGGCAAGAAGATTCTCCCAGGAAGCATTTTCGACTAATAAAAGGATCCTTGCGTTGTTTTCTTTTGCACGTTTAAACTCTCGCTCAAATCTATCTCTTGAATGTGTAAGGCAGCTTGCAAGCTCGTCCAGATTCATTTTGCGCTCTAGTATGCACAAGCCCTTAACTGACTTGCTATCATCAAACAGCCATTCGCCATTAGGCAACTTTGCATTATAGGTATAGTCGCCGTAGGACAATGTACTACGCTTGTAAGGAAAGCCAAAACTTTCATAGCGCTTTTTAGCTTTATCCGTCGGCTGCTCTCGACTATCAACAAGAATTACCATAGATTCAAGCATTTCGATTCTATCGAAAGTCTCCATGCGTTAACTCCTTATTTGAATGGAAGCTCGTCCTCTAATCCGTACGGAACGTTCATAAATCCGTCCGGAACGTTCATAAAATCAGTGGGGCCATCATTAGCCGGTGCCTGTGTTCCTGCTCCGCCGTAACCATTCTTAGCCTTAAACTTAGCCTCCTTAAATGTTCCTTCTCTGATCTCGCTAACTGCAGCCGGGTATCTGCACTCTGTATAGACAACCTCTTTACCTTCAATAACTGTTCCTGTCTCACCGAAAACAAGTCCTATAGCCTTGTTCTTCCACTTCTTTTCGTCCCAGTCCCATTTATAGCCTTCGTTGGAGTCTTCCAGGGCATTTGTCCACTTAGCAAATGAATTCTTTGTCCATCCGTCCTGTTCTGATCCGTCGTCCTTTGGCACATAAACAACAGTCTGGCCTTTAAACTTTTTGTTATCATCAGTGCTTGCGTCGTACTGCTTCTTAAAAAATCCGGCAAAATCGCCTTCAGTCACATCATACTGAACTCTCAGAAGGCTTGAGTTTCCGTCCTTGCCTTCCTCAAACTTAACTCCCAGGATCTTACAAACATAGCCACCTTTGGGAAGTCTTGCGCTTCCGCTGAACCTTGCGTTTCGCTGTGCGTCTTCAAATCCGCTGAATGGTTTCATTTCTTCTCCTCCTTCTTGGCCTCGGCCTTAGTGTCTGACAAGTCGTAGTATTTTCTGATCGTCTTATCTACTAACAACAAGTCGTTATCAATTTTTACGTCCTTAAACATATCTACTGGGGTTTTAGCTACATCATTCTCAGTTGTCTGGGTAACAAAGTAATGTTTGCCGCTCTCAGTTATGCAGCGCAGTACAATGGTAAACATTCCTTCGATACATACTTTCTCGTCTAGCAGCTTGCCTATTGTCTTAGGGCGTATATTTCCGAAATCGTCTGTGTCTTCGTGCATGATGATATACACAATCTTGTCTGCCGGTACGCTATTCTTAATAAACTCAATCAGATTCCAGAAGTGATCTCCGATTTTGTTATAAAAGCTAAAGACTGCATTTCCGGCCCCAGCGTTTGCGTGGCCCTTCATAAACATGTTGGTTATCAAATAACCGGCATCATCTATCACTATGCTTTTAGCCGGTGACTGAATGAGCCATTTCATAACCTGACTGTAATCATCTGTTGATGCACTCTTGATCTTGCCCCGGAAGGGAAAAGGTTTATTCAGCACATTGATAACATTGAAATTGTTGTTATCAACACAGGTCCTTAAGCTGGTACTTTTTCCGCTTCCTGACTTTCCAATTATTAAAACTGGAATTGCCATAACCTACCTCCTATCTGACTTGAATGTCGTTTTTCTCTACTAATTGACAGCCTTCAAACTCAAATCCAAGCTTCATTGCATCCTTAAGTTCTGACTTCTTAACAGTACGCTCTATCTTGATAAACTCCTCCGGGAGCTTGTCTTCAGCGTCCTTAGATACCTTTACTGTTTCTGATCGTCTGTAGCTAATAGAACACCGCTCGTCCTTGAATTTTGTACCATTTAAGGCATATTTAAGATATCTCTTAAGCGACTCAATCTTGTTTTCATCTGCCTTGCGCCTGGCACTGAGCTTGTCTACTTCATTCTTGATTGCTTCGGCTTCTGCCTTCAGGTCCTTGATCCAGCAAGCAACATCTGACACCTTCTTGTCACGTTTCATTTCAAGCTTTTCAAGCCTTTCAATGTCTACAATGTCCCCTGTTTCCTGGTCTACACAATCAAGAATAGCTTCATCAATTTCGTAAATCGTCATTTTGGCCTCCTATTTTGTTTGATTACATTCCTTACAAAATGGGCATTTGTGGCCTTTTCTTGGTTTTGGCATGGATATCAGGATTCGACATTTTCCGTCTTTCCTGGCGAAACACTTTCTCTCTTTGAATATGCAATTCGGATCATATCGCTCAAAATAATGTGATCCTCTGCTCATTTTCTACCTCCTTGTGGTATAATGAGCGCAGAATAAGAGCCTTTAGCAGGGCATTATTCTGTTAGATGCGGTCATGGTGTGGACATGGCCGTATTTTATTTGTCGTGCAGTCTCTCATACTCTGCGCTTTTGTTTAGTACAGTCTCTACATACTTAGTCATAATTCCATATTCCTTGTACTTCTCTACTGCCGTGTAGTTACCGGAATAAATACTTAGGACAATCGGATTCTCGTCTCCGTAAGTGTCGTAAAGCTCTTTTAAAAAGTCTGCAGCAATCATTAGATTCTTATACGGATCATACATATCATCAGCAGTCCATCCGTATTTCTCTATCCTGTCTGCATGAACTTTTACATTGACTTGCATAAGGCCATAGCACTTTTTGTTTTTGACAGTCGGTATAAAACGCGACTCATTGTAGGCCATAGCCTCTAAAAGCTCTGGACAAATGTTGTACTCTGTACCAACTAATTCGCAATATTTGCGGATATCACTAGGAATTCCATCCTCGTACTGAGGATCCTGATAGCTAAGACTATTAGCCTTAACTGTTAGAGGTTGACTTATAAGAAGTAAGCCAACGAGAATTCCCCCAAACATAAGAAATTTTCTTCTCCCATTACCTGATCTGCTGTCAGTCTCCCCAAACTTAAGCAGTTTCCCCACAGGCTTTAGGAATTTCAGATGGATCATTCCTCTCCTCCTGTTTATATCCAAAAAAGAAATTAGGCTCCTTGTCCAGCGCTTCACAGTATAGATAAAATTCATTAGTACTGATTTTCTGTTTTAGCGCTAACTGCCTACCGACTTTCTGTTCAGAAATTCCGGTCTTCTTGGATATACTCACATTAGAAATCCCCATCCACTTTGCATAATCTGCAATGTTTTTCTGGACATCTACGCAGGTTCCCATTTTGGCCTCCTTCCCCAATATTTTCGCGCACCATCAATATATTGAAGGTGGCTATAATTTATTTTACATCCATAAATAGTTGTGTTCAAGATATAAATATACTAAATAATAATTGTTTTGTGTCTATAAATGGTATTGTGTTATTATTTACATATACACTTGTATATGTGCCTACAAAATATTAGAGGTAACAAATTATGTATAAGCTTCCTGATAACATAAAAGATTTTAGGATGATGCGTCAGCTTACCCAAAAGGATCTAGCTAACCGCCTAAACAGATCAGTCGGAACAATAGCCAACTGGGAAAAAGGCTTAACAAGTCCTCCGGTAGAAGTTTTAATGGAACTAAGCGAAGCTCTAGGAACTACGCCAAATGAACTATTAGGATGGTCGGAGTCTGAAGAGTTGGAAAAATTCAAGAAAGAGCATGAAGCTATCTTTGAAATGATTAAAAAACTCTACCAGCAGAAATCAGATATTGACGATCAATTGAAACGTTACTCTGCATATATGTTTACTATGGCAAAGGCTAATGATAAGGATAAATCAAAGCCGGATATACTTTCTGATATAGATATATATATTGAATCAATGAAAGATAATAAAGACTCTAAGGATTAATCCTGGAGTCTTTTATTTTGCATATTTTAAATATTTAAAATATTGACATTTAAAATATAAATATATAAAATATGCAAATTT